GCTCGCTGTGTTTCAACTTTGGATTCTACCCAAGAGCCAGCAATATTAGCTAGCGGTGCGATAAATGCTTGTAACATAGCACAACATTAGTGTGCATATCCGCAGTATTAAACGCACATTTTAACGAAGTTTAATAATTTTTAGAATAACATACACCAGAGAGGTGATGCCAAGAATTAAGGCTACCCACTCATTAACGGCAGGTAGCCATAGCGGTGCAGAAATACCTCCAGTAGCAATAGCGATATCGTTGCTATCCATTTCCTAACCCCTTTGCAAAGTAAAATTTTGCTAATCCATTTTTGAAATCTTTGTATTTATACCTAACATCATTTTTAAGAATGTTTCCTACGACAACCTTTGTTTTCGGTATGCCTTGTGGAAAGTATAACAAGCACAGAGGCGTGCCAGAGGATATCAAAACTTCTTTATCACCTGACATAGCCTGACTGCGCTTTACAATCTCAGACGTTCTTAAAAATAAATTAATATTTAGCTGAGTGTTTTCTTTGATGATTGGGAATACACCTTCTACACTTCTAAACAACAACTCATCTTGCGTGGTGTAATTAAACGATGTCATCTGCACAGCCTTCACTGGCTTACTAGAGCGATAGCTTACCATTGGCCTTATCTTTAGATTAACAAAATCTTTTGCATGTTCCTCTGATAGCTGTGTATCCAAACTGTGGCTGAACACTTCCATCAAAGTTTCATTCAATGTATCAATCTTAAACTGACCGCTATCTTTGTACATCATGACATCACATGGCAATCTAACTATCAGTGAATCCCTGAACTGCCATGTAAATGAAGGGCATGAACGCACCGTACCTCTTGACCTCAAAGCAGATAACCACTTTGGTTTTCTCTTTTGCAACGGAGATATAATCTCATCAAAAGAGTTTTTAACAATCTCATCAGGCACAGTAAATGTAATGGTCATTGCCCAAAATCCTGATCTAAAATTCTGATGACTTCATCTGGCAGATATTCTCTGGGGTTGGTTAGCCCCTGTATTATCTTGTCACCCTTTTTATCTACATCAGTTATGCACTCTTGGCCTTTATATTGTAGCCGTACAATAATCTCATTGCCGCCCAGCTTTGGGTTTTTCTTTTCAGGCCAGTGATAAGTGGCTGTAGATATAAACCCATACTTGTCAATGTGGTGCATTATCTGCGTAGTAAGAAAGCTGTATTTGCCACCGCTAAAACCAGCAAACAGGAACGCTTCCTCCCAACTAGCTACATAATCTTCACCATTCCTGTATGGGTCAGACTTTGCTTGCGCTTCATCGAAAACTTTTGCGTCAACCCAATTACCTAGATTGCCAATTAACCAATTAAAGGTAGGCAGAAAACGGCTTCTCGCCTCGTCCCTGTCTATCTCTAACTGCTTTATCCAACCAATCTTATCAAATTGGTGGTCTATGTTAGGTGCTTGCAAATTCTTTAGACTATCCAATGGTAAATATAAAACCTTGAACGCCAGCATGTGGCGAAGTGTTAAGCTTGCCGCCACGACCACCCTGACCATAGGTTCCAAAAATGTTGTTGTATTGAGTGCCTGAGTTTGCAAGACCAGAACCAGCAAAACCAGTTCCAGAAGTGCTACCGGAGTTGCCCCCACTAGGGCCGCCATTCCCACGATTGCCTTGTTCATAAACTACGTTGACTGTGTGCGTTACACTGCTTGCGCTACCGTGATTACCGTTGTTGCCCCCAGGATTTCCACCAGCGCCAACTGTATAGGTAGCGGTGCCACCAGCAGATACATCTATAACATCAAAAGCAGTTCTTCCACCACCGCCTCTGCCAGCAGTGGTAGAGAAGCTAGTGTTGTTTTTACCGCCACCACCACCGCCGCCACTGCCAATAACAAAAGCCACACTAGTTCCAACTACAGCTTGATTTGTTGTGGTTGTAAAAAATCCAGTAGAAGCACCGCCAGCAGGAATGTTGTTATTGTTGGCAAGGTTTAGACTGTTGCCATCAACAGAGCCTAGTGCCGCATTGTTATCAATAACTGTTGTATTGCCAATAATGTACGCCATTATGAATACTCCTTTACTGGCTGTTCAGGCCAATCGCTATATCCTAAATCACCATCTTTAATCTGACGTAGCGTTGCTCGGTATGTAGCCCAATTAGCTACACTAGCTGTGGTCAAACCGACATCAGGCAACTGTGTCCAATCGCTATCTTTTAAAGCTTGGATACTCATGTCATACAGTTCTTCTGCTGTAAAAGAATCCACAGCCTCAGTGAAGGTATCAGTGCTAGCATTGTATGTAGAACCAGAACCAGCACCCAACCGATTTGTGTCTGTAATTAATATCCAGCTAGCATCAGCAGATGCGCTGTCAGACACAACAATGCTTTCACAAGTGCCGTTGTTTACTATTGCATATTCAGCCATTTAATCAGCCCTCTTAACAATATCATAATAATGCTCGAACCATCCTGTAGCGATATACTTTGTATCTCCATAAACAGGGTTGCCACGATGAGGATGAGTAAAGCTAGCTGGCCATATAACTACTCTGCCAGCCCTTGGCGCTACCCTTACGCCCTGTTGTAAAAACTCTGTCTCTCCAGAACCATCGTGGTTTGTTAGATACAAAATCCAAACTGCGGCTCTACGCATTGCGCCAGCATCGCCAGCATGTTCGTTATGCCAGACATGATACCCACCACCATGTCCTGTTCTCTGAACCTTGCAAGCCCAACTTACTAGCGGCACATTGTTCAAACCTACATAAGTTTTTTTGTATTCTTCAAAGCAACCTATGACAGCTTTCTGTATTTCATTATTCATTTCTTGAGCATTACGCTCAAAGAATACGCTAGTATCTCTGCGCCCTAAAGAGCCTTGTTGAAACTGTTGCGTACCATCACAAGAAAATGCTCCAGCTTTGTTAATCTCCTCAAAACGATGAATAACACTATTGCAATATTCTTCATCAAAGACGTTATCGTACACACCAATATAGTGGTCGATATTTATGTTATTCATGCAAACCTCTAAATAGTTCCGTTAGATGTAACATCATCTACTGTTACAATCTCGCCATCTTCGGCGAATTTAATTTTTGCAGTGCCGTTGTACTTGAACAAAAGATTGTTGCCGTCTAACTCTATTGTCCATTTGCTTGATCCAAACTGAATATCATTACCATTTGTATCTAGCGTGCCGCCTAGTTGCGGTGTTGTATCGTTAACCAAATCAGTGTTAACTGTGGCAAACGCTAACTGACCAGAGCCATCTGTTTTAAGAAACTGACCAGCAGACCCATCAGCCTGTGGATGCGATAGGCCATCAATTACAACAGAACCAGTGGTATCAGGAGTAATAGCGATATTGCCGCCAGATGCAGAAACAATGCTGTTTCCGTTCACATCTAAGTTACCGCCAAGCTGTGGAGTTGCATCGCCTACAATATCTGTCAAACCAGACTGTATACTTACCCAGCTTGAGCCATCGTAAAACTTTAATGCGCTATCTGTTGTGTTAAACGCCAAATCACCATCATCAAGAGATGTTGTTGGGTCAGAAGAGCCAACACGATAACGCTCTGCAAAGCTGTTAACACCAGTAATGTTCGTGCCGACAAGAGTTATGTTTGCATCGTTAGCGGCAACAGTTGATATATCACTAGATATGCCAGCTACTGTAGCTATATCCGCGCTATCGCCAGCTACAGTAGTGACATTGCTTGAAATGCCCGCGACTGTTGTAACATTTGCGCTAATACCAGCAACAGTTCCAATGTCCGCTGTATCGCCAGCTACTGTAGTTACATTCGCTGATATACCTGCCACTGCAGTAACATTTGCTGATATACCAGCTACTGTAGTTACATTGGACGCAATGCCAGCTACAGTAGTTACGTCACTGTCAATCAAACCAACAGCATTTACGTTTGCAATGTTAGTGGCAACAGTATCAATCTCTGAAGTAGCTTCATTCAGGTCATTTGCAGCCGTTTCAATTTCAGAAATAGCTTCATTCAAATCATTTGCCACTGTAACAACGTCAGCTATGTTTGTAGCTACTGTGTTAACAGATGCAATGTTGGTAGCCACTGTGCCAATGTCTGTGGCATCTGCGGCAACAGCAGTAACGTCAGATGATATTCCCGCTACCGTAGTTATGTTAGCAGAGATGCCAGCAGAAGTTGTTACATTACTAGCAATAGCGGCAAGGTCAGAAATAGCATCCGTTGCTACTGTGCCATCCTCGATGTCAGCTAGCGTTGCAACATCAGTTGCTATGCTTGCTAGTGTATTAACACTGCTTGTGGTTGGACCAGCTACTACCGCGCCCGTGTTTGAATCAAACGCGAGTACAGTACCTTTGCGGCTGTTAACATCTGGCAACACAAGTGATACCGCTGTATCGTAATCAGTCAGGCGCAGAGAACGGTCAATGTCATCTTGCAAATCAGCTTGAATAGCAATAATTCTATCAAGGCCAGTGTTTAAAGAAGAAACATCAAAGGGGCCTGAACTTGGAAAGTCTGTTGTTCGCTCGATATCTATAGAGCGTGTGATAACTACAGTTGAACCGCCAGATGCGCCTGTAACAGACATAGCTATAGAACCAGTGGAGCCATCGCCGCCAGTTACAGTGTAGTCTGTAGTCAGCGTTTTAAGCACGCCATCTACATATACATTCAAATCTGCATCAACAAAGAATTCAAATGACACAGTAAAACTGCTTTGCGTAGCGCCAGCCGCTACAGCATAGGATACTCTGGGGTCATTATCTGCAAGGTTTATAGTCATTTTATCCCTCTATCATGCAGGTTTGCAGTGTGCCACGCACAATTAGTAGCGGCTTATGGTATTGGTTAACTCTTTCACATCATCACGAATTAGCGGTAGGCCAACAAAAGGTAACGCACGCCTCAATTCTTGAGCGCCATCGCTTATGTTTCCATCCACCAAATCTCTAGCGGCACGATAGAAGCCAACACCCAAATCAACAGGCGCACCAAAGGGCGTTATCAGCCCATCAACAAAGCGCTCTTCTTTATTTGGGCTTACAAACTTTGGCTCAATAAAGAAGTCCTCTGGTTTGTCGGCAAGGTTGCCAGCAATCGACAGCCCCATGTAACCAAGGTCGCCATAAATACCCATCAATCCAGAATGGTCGATTAAGCGCGCAATAATATCTGGTGATTCATCTTCGCGGTCCCACCAGCTTGCCATGCCCAAGCCAGATTTAATTTCGAATGACAGGTAGGATAGCGCAATCAATGCTGTTGCGCCCTGTATTCTGTTCTGGCGTGCGGGGTCTAACATAGCCCCCAGGATTTTATTGTTTGCGCCAAACACAAAGTTCATAAAGGTGAACGGTATCGTCATCATACCGCTTTCTAAGCGCACCATGTTTACACCGCCATAAGATGCCTTCTTATCTATAGCAAACAGATTGGGGTACATCTTACGCATGCCAGCAAATGCAGGGTTATCTTTAACGTAAGTAACGCCATCCATAATTAGTGGGCGGTCAAACGCCTGACCCATAACAACAGAATTATCAGAGTGCGCTGTAACCGCCGCCTGATATCTGCGCTTCATCAAGCGGTCTTGCGCTGTAGCGGTAGGCCAGTTGTCTGTGTTGGCAAGGAAGAAGTTGCTACCTTCAGCTTTCTGGAATGGCATATCAGAAATGTATTTTGCTAACTCATCATCGATGCCGTAACGATTAAGGTACTCTTGGTCATAACGAGACAAGCGCTTGCCATCAGCCATCTTCTTTGACAGACGGTAGAATTTATCATTGGTAAGAATGCCATCAGCAAACTTAAAGATAGTGGTAAGTGGGCCAAGACCGTTGGCAGTGTACATAAAACGGTTGCCAATCTCTTGTGCTTGCTCAAGCTTGTTTGGCTGTACGCGCTTCATAGTATCACCCAGTATCTTCTGCTGGGCAAAGTTGCGGATCATGTCGAGCGCCGCACCACCGTTTTGCATTTCAGATAACAGCTTACCAATTGACCTATCTGTAATTCCTGCTACTGCGGCTCGGTACACATCTCTGTATCCATGCGCCAAAACAATCGTGCCAGCATCAGTGACAGCAGAAAGCCCAGCCCCACCAAGGAACGTCCACCCTGCATAGGTTTTTGCAAACTTAGATAGCTGGTTA